AGACGAGATTCACAGCCTCCGTGTGAGCGCGTAAAAAGCGGTCACGGGACAGCGCGGGCATTGAATCCGCCCACTCTGCGAACTGCTCTTTATTCCAAGAAGCGATTGCCGAATTGATGTCGGCTGGTTCAACGCCAAGCTCCTTCAATTCTTCAACCATGATGCCAGCGGCCTCTTGGATGCCCGGCTGAAACTGCGCTTGGAAAGCAGGGCTTTCGCTCAAGTCAGCGCGGGATGCACGTTCATCGGCCTCCAGTGCGCGCTTCTCTGCCGCCGTCAGCTTTTCCTCAAACTCCTTTGGAATCGGGTTCTTTTTGAACGTGTCGTATTCCTCACGAATCTTCGTCAATTCAGCCTCGCGTTCAGCCGCACGTTTCTCCGATTCCTCCGCTTTCTTGCGAAGATTGGCGAAGTTGATTTCCTTGTCGTCAGCGGGTTTATCGGGAGCCTTTTCGGGCGGTTTCTCCTTGGGCTTCGCGGGCTGTTGCTGCTGGATTTCAGGCAGCTTTGTGACTTTGGGTTTAAGCAGATTCCCGACAACTGCATCCACCTGTTCCGGCGTCATTACCGATGGCGTTTCCGCTGGCGGTGGAGTGGCGGCTGATGTTTCTGTTGCGGGTTTCGTTTCGGTTGGTGCTTCGATGGTAGCGTTCATATCAGTTGTATTGGTTTTGTGGTTGGGTTTTCTTTTTGTTTCAAAAATGTTGCCGCCCATCTTCCCATCAAATTAGATAACTCAGAGCTTTTCCCTGATACTTGATGACTGGCTGATTGATTGGATTCAAAAGGAAGGTGGCCGGTAGCTAGTTTTTGAAGCGTAGGATCGGGCAATAATCGAACTCGCTCGATATGCTCCATCCAAGAGTTGGCGTCTGATATTGTGTGGATGATCATAATTTATTTCTTGGGTTGATTTTCTGTGTTTGGGTCTGCGTAAAGCTGGTGCGTTGTCACTTGCGGTTCTTCCGTCTTTAATTTCCCGATGGTTTTCAGGAAGTGCAGGCAACCGATCCAGCCCTGCATCTTTCCTTCGTTGCGGATGATGGATGTTGGATCGCCGCTGATAATTCCCATCGGCATTTCTTCGCGGGCACACTCGATGATATGCGCGAATGTCGGATCGGAAATCATGGTGATGACTTTTGGCCCGATGTGTGAGTGGAGTTCTTTCTTGGTCATTTCTTTTTGGGTTTGGGTTTTTTGGCTTCTGCTTTCTTCATTGCGGCGGCTTTCTCTTCGGCTGCGCGGAGTTCTTGCGCGGCAAACGCCTCATTGAGCGTCAGGTCTTGCGCGCTCTGCGCCTCTTCATGGAATAGCTGTTGGCGTTTCTGCTCGTCCTGTTGCTGCTTGGTCATCGCGTGATCCATTTCCTTCATCTGCGTTCTCGCCTGCGTAGTGACAGCGAGATTGCCGAGCTTGGCCTGATGCGCTTTTTCTTTCAACGCCATGTCCTGTTCGGCTTGCGCCTGTTTGATCTGCATATCCTGCTGCGCTTTCATCATCTCAGGCGTCATCTGCGGCTGCGCCTGAACATCTGCTTTCTGAACATCTTCTTCGAGCGATTGACCCAACTGTTGCAAATTATGCAACTGTTTGGTGATCTCCGCGACTACCTGCTCATACATCGCTGGCGCGGTTCCTGTGCGCGGGATGGATGCCATGAGTTGAACGTGTTGCCCTACGTGCGCGACGCCAGCCGCCATGAGGTTGCTGAGCTTCTTGGCTCCCTCCAAGTTTTGCGGCCCGATCCCTTGCTGCATCAACTGCGGAATCATCTGCGCGGCCTGCGAAAGAAGCTCCATGTGCTTCGCAACGTGCCTTTCCTGATCTTGGAATCCAAACGCAATGGGCGGCTGTCCGAGTTGAATCAGGTTGTTTTCGTTGTCAATTTGAACTTCGTCCTGTCCGGGTTGCGGTTCTGCTTCCTCCACAAACGCCGAGATCATTTCGACGCCCTTGAGTGCGGCGGCAATTTCTTTGCGGGCGTTCAGTTGCCCTTTACCGGGCGTAGCAATGCCCATGAGTTCCTTGCCCTTCATCAAATCCAGCGCGAGATCGCCACTGCCGATGTTGCGATTTGCCCGCACGCATTTCACGTCCATCAATTCGCCGTCCGGGATACCGCGCTTGGCGCATCGGTCACGGAATCGTTTTGCCACTTCGCCGCCGCCCCACGCTGGCGGATACTTGCTCGCGGGTTGCGCGAGACGCCGATACATCTCACTGAAAAGCACGTCCAAGCCGACGCTGCGATACACCATGATTTGTAGCGTGGAGAATTGCGCTCTGTCCGCACGATCCGCCGTTACCTGCGTTGCTGTTGGCTGTTCGCCAGTCGTCGTTTTATCGTTCTGCGGAGAGATACGAGTGTTTTCCGCGAGCAACTGACTGCCCATGCCGACGATGGAAAGCGCACCTTCAATATCCGCCTGAAAACGAACCTGCTCCAATTCCAGTCCGGGAGCCATGATGCCTAGATGCGTCATCGTGATCTGATCCAGCTTTTGCGTGTCCGACTCGCTCATTCCCTTAAACATGAGCATATTTGAAATAACCGAGCCAGCCGCCCCTCGGTTGAACATCAAATTGTTCAAATGACACCCGTCAAAGATGAGATCGCCAAAGCCCTTTACGCCGTGCCAGTCGCACTCCGGCCCTGCGTTATCGGCGAACGGAATCAGCACTTGCTGCCAGCGTTTTGCCACTTTCAGCTTGTCGTAAATGAATGAATCCGCGTCTTTCCTTTTCGCCAATTCATCCGCGCCAAGGTTGCCGAATAAATCCGTGAACATGGAGTGCGTGATCGTGCCGTCAAACTCCTTGGTGAACATGTGAATGAGTCGCACGGGCTGAAACTCGCTCAGTAGCCATGCGTCATTATTGCGAATCTGATTCACCCATTCCGCGTATCCTGTGTATCTGTTTTGTGACACAAGTTCTACGTGTGCGTAGAGGTTTCTCAGGATCGCGTTTTCGTTCCAGCCGGGCAGCTTTCGCTTGGCATAAAGATCGGTCACTGACATTTGATCCTCAATCCACATGGCCGATGTGTTGTCCATCGAAAGCCGGGTGCCATCCGGCAACAGCACGCGCCGTGTCGGAATCATCTTGAACCTGAAATCAATGGAGTCTGGAAAGAAAGCAATGCCAATGCCGTAAAGCCCCATTTGCGTATCGCGTGCGGCGGTTTCGAGGATGTATTGATTGCCCTGCTCGAAATCGGGGTTATCCCACCGACGAATTGCCGAGTTCATTTCTTCCGTGAGCACCTTGCCCCTGCGCTCCGCTTCCATCGGGTCATCGTGCTCCGCGAGCACTTCCACGTAGCCATCGCCCTGCGCCGCCATCGCCATCCATGTATTGCGATACGTGTCCACTTTCGCCTGAAATTGTTTCGTGTTAATGTTGGGCATATCCGCCATGCCATTGCGCTCTTGTGTAGCTGGTGGAGTGGGCGGAAACCCGGCGTAGATGCCCGCAATATCCGAGAACCGTTGATCGCGCTTCAAGTTGGAGTCCTTCGCTTTCTTGTAGGCCGACCACGCGGCTGTAATGGTGGCGACGCGGCGTTTCGGTGGCGTTCCCTCTGCGCTGATTGTTTGAACGCTCAGTGGCGTCGTGTCGGCTGGTGAATTGTTATCGCTCATTTTTTTGTAGAAGATGGATGGAAACTAAGTGCATTGCCCCGCATAGGGCGAAAATGTAGAGCGGCCACCCGTGAAGTGTTCCGCCTGTATAAAACCAGATTGCCGTGCCCCAAATGCTCGACATACACGCCGGGCAAACGAACAGCGGTTTGCATAGCTCGCGCGGCAGTAGCTTTTCCGCCATGTCCGCTAGTTCACCGAATATCATACCCTCAGCGCACGCTGCCCACAGCCCGGAAATGAAAAGGACACCGATAATTAGTTGTTCAAAGAAGTTCATTTTTTCCTCCCTCCGCACGAAGAACAGCCGCCCGTGCTCCTTCGCATTGCTGGCGCGTGAAAGTGCGTGTTGCCAGTGCAAACAAAGCGCGGGAATTGTTCGCAGGCGATTTCATCCAGTTCATCCTCAGTCGGTGCCGTGAGTCCGTTCGCGCTGCAATACGTTTGCACCTTTGAAACCCATTGACTAAATGGTTCGTGAGCGGTGCGCCACTCTACCATGTGCTTATTCCCGGAACGCCATTGAACGGGCGTTGAAGGAACCATTGATCTGTTTTTGATGCGCGCCATAGCTATTTAGATGACCAACTGCCTAGATTATGAGCATCGTGGAATATCAACGTCTCAGGATATTTCTGCTCACAATATATGTAACGCTGGTTTAGTAATGCGGTCGTGTAATCGCAATTCTCGATAATTGCAAGCCCGGTTCTGTGCCCGTTGATCGCGTGATTCGATGATGTGACCTGTCCCGGCGTCCACAGCGCGGCGATGATGCCGATCATGCGCCCGTTCTTAGCGGATGCCATAAAAGTGTTATCAATAATCGGCACGGCGCGATGGAGTGCCACATCCTTGCGGAATGGCGAGCGCATCCCTGCCACAAAATCAAACTTGTCCCAAATCGGCAGCGAATCGAAGGGATTCACCGGCTCCGCGTCGGCGTCCACGTAGAGGCCACCGTGCTCTTGTAGCAGCAGCACGCGTAAGCGATCCGTGATGAAGGCGGTGCGCTCGCCTTTCGATAGCATATATCGGATGTAGGGGTCTTGGCCGTAAGTTTCGAGCAGGCGATTGCCATGCAACGTGGTTTCCCAAGTCGGATTCATCGCAGCCATCGCTTTGCACCAAGCGGCTTCGCGCTCAGGGATGGGATTGTTGCCGATCCAGATTTGGGAGATTATGCGAGGAACGCTCATTTTTGTCTCCAATAATTGATCGTTTGCTCTTCGCCTTCACGCGATGGAATCTTTAGCGACGTAACGGGCGATGCGCTCTCGCTTCCAACTGCTCCGCCCCATTTCAGTTTGTAGTAATCCATGTTTCGGATGAAATACTTTGCGTGCCCCCGATCTTCGCCCTGATGAATTGTCCGGCTCCAAAAGTGAAAGTAGGCCGCGTGGCTCAGCCCGCATGACTTTACTCCTGCAATGTTCGCCCTTCGCGCAGCATCGTTATCCTCGAAATAGCCATTGGGCCAGAAGTTCACATCCGCGTAGCCGATTTTTTCAAACACGCTACGTTTGAAAAGCGCGAGATTGCGAACGTCTTTTAGTGAATCTGGTTCGATGTTGTCTGCGTGAAAGTCCTTGTGAAGTTCCCACGGTCTTGCGCTGAAATCGGTAAATACCAGCCCGTCGCCTTGGAAGTATTGGCGAACCTCTGGATACCGCTCGACAAGTGCCTTGGAATCAAATTGCGAGGCGCAAATCCACTCCCAATCGGTTGTCTCGGCACACTCAATCATGCTGTCCAATGCGCGAGGATACGGGATTACATCGTTGCCCATGATAATCACGTTGTCGTAATCGCCATTCACCCATGCCGCTTCAAAAATGTCATTGATGCTGCCAGCAAATCCGATGTTCGCGTGATTCTGAATGTATCGGATACCGCGCTCGTTAAGAAACGCCTGCATCTGCGTATCGTCTGGGCGCGCAATCACGACGAGAATATCCGCCTGCTTGGTGAGTGTTTCTTGGATGCCGCGCAAGGCCAGCTCTAGGAACTCAAGATTCCCATAGGATACTATTCCAATTAGTGTTTTCATGGAGTCAAAGAGTGTGTTCGTTTGAAAGTGATCTGATTCTTACAGCCGCTTCCGGCGTGAGGCCAGTCATGCTGATAGTGGTATTCCTCAATGCACGGAGCGGTAAGCGAGCACGAAAGATGATTCGGCCCGCGCCTATCAATGATGCGCGTGTCCACCTGTCTGTCATTGTTCTCCACAATGTAGGTGCATGGCAGTTCGTGCCCCGTGACGTAAAGCGCGGCCTCGAATAGATGCCCATTTTCGTATGCGCCATCACCGAGGAAGCACCAAACACGCTCCTTGCCTCCCGCGTCCTTAATCGCCTTCGCAACGCCCGCCGCGATGCCACAGCAACCGCCGAGAATCGCGCTCTGGTAGATGCGTAGTTTCTTGCTGAACACGAACATCGAACGATCCTCGCGGATGTGAGACTCAAGCTCCCCTTCACTCATGCCTTTCAGTAAATTGTGATAATGCGAACGGTGACTTGTGAAGATGTAATCCTCTGGCTGGATGCGCTGGAAAATCTCGATTAGCTGATCCTCGTTTCCGCCGCTGAAATGCAAGAGAGACGGCAGTTCGCCATCTTCCCATAATTTCTTCATGCGAAGCTCGAAGGCGATCAGGGATTCTTTCGTGTGAAGATTCATGTCAAATCAATGCCGCGATCTGCCAGTGTTCCTGAAACGGTTGTAATTCGAGAACAAAATCCAGAGTTTTCGGGAAACGTGCCCGGAATCATGTCGCTGAATACTCCCCTCATTCCATTCAGATTGTCGAATACCCGGCTTATCAAGTGTTGTGCTTCTGTGAACATTTTTGAAATGTCCGCCGAGCATCTTATGCACCCGTATGCCCTGATGTATTTTGCAATCCTGAGTTTGTAATAATAGCGTTTCATTTCATTTTTACCATTACCCTTCCGGCCAGTCCCTTTCGCACAAGGTCAATGCCATCGTTAATTTCTGCCAAGCCGATTGTGTGCGAGACGATGCTTTTCAAATCGAGCCTGCCAGCGCGCCACAGGTTCACGTAGCGCGGAATATCCAGATGCGGACGGAAGCCGCCGCCCTGCGTGGCGATGATTGTCTTGCCCTCGCCACAAAACATATCGAGTGCGGATAGCACCCTGAACGACTCATCCGGCTTTGGTTGCCCTACCATGATAAACCTGCCACCGCCAGCAAGTCTGCGTATGCCAGTCTCTATCGCCTCGATGTTTCCCGTGGTATCAACTATCACATCATACTTTAGATTAAGATGCACTGAACTTTTGTTTATATTAACATATCGCGTGGCTCCGCTTTTCATTGCCGCCTCCCGCTTGTCATCATTCACATCACACGCCATGATCGGATAAGCACACGCTAGTTTTGCGGCCTGAATGAGATTCGTCCCCACCCCGCCGCATCCAATAATCAGGATGCTCTCGCCAAACTTCAACTTGGCTTCCTGCTCAATCGTGCCAAGGGCCGTGCTGAGTCCGCAACCGAGTAGGGCGCATAGTTCGTCAGGAACATCGTCATCAACCTCGGTAACACGATTCCGGCTGATTACGGCGGATTCCGTGAGTGTCGTGATGTGACCGCCGCCAACTGTGTTTCCGTCTTTGGTGTCGTATCGCGCTGGCATGAAGGCTTCCGCGCCGTCTCCCTTCCGCCAGTGGCAGACGACTTTCTTGCCAAGCATCTGCACGCTGACTCCCGCGCCCACTTCGCGCACGATACCGCTGCCTTCGTGCCCTATGAGACGCGGCACTGGTGCCTCTGGATTCTTTGTGCCTGAAATCTCCATGAGTTGCGCCCCGCAGATGCCGCTGAGATTCATGGAAACGCGCACCTGTCCCGGCCCGCACGTTTTCTCGAAAGACGTAGCGCAGTGCTCCAATTCCCATATTTCCAGCGGGGCGTTGATTTGTGTTAGGATTGCGGCTTTGTGCATATTTTAGAGTAGGTCTTTGCTCTCGACCACCATCGAGCTTCCGATTCCCTCGCGCTGATCGTGCATGGCGACGTGATATGCGGCCTCAACTTCGCCCGGCGTAGTCACGCGATACACTGGCATCCTGAGAATCTTACGAAAGGCTTCTGACATATCCTGAACGTGGGTTGGCCCCGTGAACAGCGGCTTCGTTTTGTTGCCGACAACCACGCGCACGATGACGCATGGATTCCACTCGCCACGGCTAATCTGCTTGGCCTTGTCAACGTGGTTGACCAGCGCATCGAAGCAGTTGCCGATGAAATCCATTCTTTCCAAGAACACCAGCGGGCGCAAGCCAGCCATTGCCAGTCCCATGCCGATGCCCATCATCAAGTTCTCTGCAACAGTAACCTCAACAGTCTTTTCATTCGAGAACATCTTGAGCGTTCCGTTGCCGCCTTTGCCGTCGCGCAAGCCATAGCCAACGATGCGAGCCAGCGGATCGGCGTTGAACTGCGTCATTGCGGCGATGAGTGCTTTTTTGTAGGTCATAGCCATCCCTCTCTTCCTGCAATTTCAAACAGATGATGTTCACTCGCGCACTGTTCGATAAACGGCATCCTGATTCTTTCCTCCGTGTCCAAAAGCACAATCCGCTTGCAGGAATTTCCGCGATGATGGTTGTGCGTGTTCAGTGTCGGCCACATCGGCCCCGTTGCGATCATGATGTGATGCGCGCAGCGAGTGGAAAGCGCGCCGATCTGTGTCAGCAAGTAGCCGCAGTCCCGCGTGCATGGCAGGTCGTCCACTTTCTCAGTCGTGATGACGCTGTGATCCTTGGCGAGTTGCCGGATGAAGCTGTTCAGATAGCCGCTGCCATGCTTTGCCATCGGCGCAAACTGCCCACTGTGCGGTTCTGAATTTACCAAAAGGAAGGCGTATTTCTCATCACTAATCGCAGCGGTTTCCAGCGCGGGATAGTCGAATAGTAAATGCTCACGAATAGTAAATGGAGATTCACCAAGTCCAAGGCGATGCGTTGTCCATGCCGCGTGCTCCAAGTGAAACGCGCTCCAATTCCAGCGATTCGCAGACTTCACCCAAAAGTCCGCGTGGTTTTTCCACATATCGCATGATTCGGCCCGATGCCCCTTCCAAAGCGCAGACTCGAAATCGTGTAGCTGGATGTTGGCGACATCTTCAACCATCGCCGCAAGCTGCGGGATATTGCAGGCGTTGGTGAAAAAGTTTAACACGATTCCTTCGTTCCGCTTAGCCAGCGCACGAAGCAAGTGCAGCGAGATCATGCTATCGCCAAGATGGAATTTGTTGTGCGTCCAGATGTTTTTCATATCCGCCAAATGTCATACCTACCCGCGTCATTTTTCTTCGTGCGAACTTCTATTCCTAGTCGGTGGGCAAACCCGATGATGCGCTGGCGATGATTGCCCGTGTCCACCGTGAACGAAAACCCCGGCTGACAATTCCGAATTGCTTCACGCGCATTGATTATCTCGCCGAAAGAAGTAATCGGCGCGGCATCTGGCATCGGCTTTTCTGAATATGCTGGAAGCTTGCTCATCGAAATTCTATCGCACTATTTGCTTGAGCGCCCAGTATTCAGGATTTGCGAGAGCACCAACAATATACTCAAGGTTAAGGCCAATGGCGCCAATCGTAATTGCGACTGTGATTCCCAAAACTAACCATGCCAACGCCCCTCCTTCTTGGTTCCACTCGGAGTATGGGTATTGATTTTCTTCGGTTTTCATCGGAACAGTGGTTTTTCGACACACGAGCTTGTATGCCCAAATAAGCAGCGCGCACCACGCGGCGCAGACAAACAGGTTGGTGATTCCGCTGATTGCGGCTTGGCGTATCAAGACGCCCCATAGGTGTTCAGCGGTTGTTCCTAGTTTTTCCGCAAGTTCGCGGATGAGTTTTTCGGATGCTTCGTTCATGGATTTAGCAAATAACACATTCATTCAATGCACGTCAATCTTTTCTTTACCTAAATTTTCATCGTGCATATTTTCAACGCCGATGAAACAAATTATCTTACTCGTTCAAAATCAAGCAGACGTTGCCGCGCTTCCCGCCGCCTCGTCTGAAATCAAGAAACTCGGCACCGAGGGCGTCTGGCTCTTGTTCAGTCCGGCCATTCTCACCGATACTGCCACCGCATCCCGCGAGCACGACATTGCCATTCGTGACATTGAAGGCGCGATGAAGGATTGCGCGAACCGTCTCGACTTCGCCGGGGCTGCTGCCTACAAGCTCAAGCTCGATGGGGCAATTTTGGACAAGGCCGAAAGCGTAAAGTCCGCCTACAAGCGGTTGTCCAAGGAAGATCAGGACGCCGCCTACTCCCGCATCTTCAACGCCTTCATTGATAGTAAGCCGTGCCAGAATATCAAGATCACTCAACTATCTGACCACTACGAACCCTCTAACTGGATCGAACTGCTCAATAGCATGAAATCAGTTTGGTTTGCTCCGTTCACGCCGGGGTCGTTCTCCGTGGCTTGGGCATCCAGCTTTGTGGGAATGTCGAAGGCAGCACAGCCCGTGAAGGAGACGGTGAAAGCACAGCCTGCACCGCCTTCAGTTGCCGCCGCGCCAGTGCCTGCGCCAGTTGCCGCTCCTGCTCCTGCGCCCGCGCCAGCGCCGTCCACGAAAGCTCCCGTATCGCCCCAAAAGAAATCCGCATCTGGCCTTGTAACATCCACCGCTGAGTTCAAGGCCATTCTCGCAATGGGCGTTGAAGGCATGGGACAAGAAGCCATTCGCCTCGGCATCAATCCAAACGGGATGCACCGGCTCACGATTGCACACGCGCTTTACAGGAAGAAGCACGCGGCGGTCGCATGAAGTCCAATTTTAGACCGGGTAGCGTTCAGTGGCTTGCTGAGAAGCAAAGGATAAAAGACAGGAAATTGGCGTGCCGAAAAGCCGGGCGCGAAAGGAAGAAAAAGAATCGCAAGATCAAGCTCGCTGCCGCAAAGAAAGCGGCAAGGCGGGCCGCGCAGGGCAAGTTTGCCCCTTACCCAGAAAAGGACACCACAAGGGACGCCCCGGAGCGTTACGCCCCTGCGCCCCGCGAAGATGAAGGACGCGAGCAGGACGAGGCACCTGATGAGCCTGCGGAGGATGAGTATGAGCCGTTGCCCTGTATCACAACGCTCTGGACGCCCTCTGCCGCCGCTGAATTGCTCTACCAGAAGCAATGGGAAGCTCTGGCCTCAAAGATTAAGCAGAAAGAAGGGCGCGCAGCCAAGCCTTACGAGATCATCCTGTCCACCTTCGGCTCGCTGCCGCACAAGCACCCGCTGAAATGGGAGTTTCTGGTTCTGTGCTGGCAGTTACAATGGCCGGACACCATCAAGTTTGAGAATGATGGCGTGCTCAATAGCTGGCTTTTCCGAATGGCAAAAGGCTTTTGCTGGGGAAAACGCCTGACATTTCTTGGCTGCGGATCGAGCGGTAAAACCCAAGTATCTGCCGCTTATGGATATACCATGTGGAAAGCGCGCCCGTTCAACACTTCCGTATTCCTGTCCACTACCTCTGCGGAAGCTGGCGAATCGAGAACATGGGGCGCGGTAAAAGACCTGCACAAAGCGGACAAGTTCAAGATCGGAAAGCGAATTGATTCACTTCACTTAATCACTTTGGACGAGGAAGTGCGCGATGATGACGGCGTGAAGGAGCGCGATTTCCGGGACGTAATCAAGTGCATCAACATCAAGCCCGGTCAGGAGGGAAAAAACGTGATGGCATCCATCGTGGGCCGCAAGAACGACAATGTGATTTGGCTTTGCGATGAACTTCCATTTATGGATATTGGCGTGCTGTCCGCTCGCGTGAACTTGAACACAAACCCGTTCTCGCAGTTCATCGGCCTCGGCAATGCGCCGGAAGAGGGCGACCCGATGTATATTGATGCCATGCCGTTTGGCGAGAAATACCCGGACGGCTGGCGTTCCGTGGACAAGGACACAGAGGAAAGCTGGCCGACTGAATCCGGCCTTTGCCTGTATTTCAATGGCGCAAAGTCTCCAAACTTCAAAGTGGAGGGCAAGACGCCGTTCCCGAAGTTGATGAATGAGAACTTCCGAAAGGAGATTCTGGCGGATGCGCGAGGCGAAGATACGCCGATGTATTGGAAGCAGTTCTACGGGTTCCCGCCATCCGTGGATGTTTCCGACAAGATTCTCTCCGTGAAGCTCATGGAAAACTGCGGTGCTTTTCAGAGTATCATCTGGCAGGATAACGAGCAGAAAACCTACGCTGGCCTTGACCTTGGCTTTCGTGCGGGTGGCGATCCCTGTGTCATCGTATTCGGCAAGCTGGGCAGCGGGAAGCATGAGGACGACATAGACGGAAAATACAAGAAGATGCTCGGCTGCGAGCGGGACGCCTTCGCGCTGGTGCCAAAGCAAGGCTCTAGTGAGGCTTTCGAGGTTCAAATCGCCCTCATGGTCGTTGTGGAGTGCAGGAAGCGGCAATGCCACGAACTTGCTCTGGATGTGACGGGCGACGGCGGGATACTGCTTCAACACATCGAGAGAGAGGCGCGCAATCAGAACTACACGCTGAATGTGCTTGCTGTGTCATTCAGCGGTATCGCAGAGAATCGCATTGTGATACCGGGCGAAAAGCGTAAGGCGCGTGAAATGTTCGCCAGCATGGTTTGCATGATTTGGGGAACGGCTCGCCTTGCGGTAATAAACAAGGCCGTTGGTGGCATTAATAGTCAGAGCAATATCTCCAAACAGCTTTGCGCTAGGAAAATGGGAACCGATGATCGTAAAAGGATGACCATTGAAAAGAAAAGCGATATGAAGCAGCGTATCCGCCGCTCGCCGGATCACGCAGACGCCTTTTGCCTGCTTTGCCACATAGCTACGCGCAACGGTCTATCTGGCTACTCCCCTCCAATGCCCGCCAAACCGTTTAATCCAGAAACCTTTTTGCACGAACAACAGCCAAAGCGATACGATGCTCACACGAAGCAGACTCGGTATGCAGGGCGTTAAGTGATTTTTGCAAACTCGCCGTGGACTTGCTGTGAAGCGGCTTGGTATGCGGCAGAAGCGGCTTCGATGGTGAGGAAGAGTCCGAGATACTTGGACTTTCCGTTAATTTTGATCATCGCCATATATCTTCTTCGATGAGGACTCACTCCCTTAACGCCGAGCTTGCTGTTTTTATTGCTGCCGCGATTCATTAAGTTCTGCGAAGGTGTGGCGACCCGCAAGTTTGCGCGTCGGTTGTCGAGTCCTTCTCCGTTGATGTGATCGGTGTGCATTTTGCGAGGCGTCTGAATGATGTGGGCGTGCATATAAATCTTCGTCTGCTTCGCACCATCACGGTCATCGCGACAAGCGTAAAAGCGATTACCGTGAGCCTTATCTGCATACCACCTGAACTGATTCAACGCCTCAAAATCCTCGTCATCTACTAGCGCGACCTTGCCCTGTGTTAATTGTATCGTTTTCATTGTTTTTGTCAAAAGGTGCCCTATCGGTGTTAAGCCTGCGCTCGAAAGAGCAACAGCACCGATGGGCATTTGTTTTTGTTCATCCGGCTTAATCGGACAATCAGCGTGTGCTGATTTATCTAAAATACACTTCTCCTAGAGACTGGCAAGAATAATTCTCTACCCCTTCTCCCACTCCCAAAAAAGCTCCGTCATCCACGGAAACATCGGATGCTCGCCTCTCTTGATCGCCATAGCGTGCTCGAACACCGGCATCCCCTGATACGAATGTGCAATACCGTAACCGCCCCAAGTTGGCAAATCCCCCATCACTAGCGGCACTTCCGCTACCCTGAAACCAGCCTCGAACGTCCCTTTGTCCCCCATAAAAAGCCGGAACCACGTATCCGCGCTCTCGTTCATCCAGCCCGTCCACCTAAGCCCCATCCAAGCCGTTTTCTTGTCCACCACGAATTGGCCCGTCTCCCATTCGATCCCCGGCAAAAGACCGCAGTATGTGTATCCCCAACGTGACGGGTGACACGGCTTTACATCATGGAAAAACAGGTTTCCTACGCCAAGCAACGGTGTCGGGTCGCTCACGGGAAAGCAATCCGCATCCAAAAACAGCACCCTCTGCCACGGGCAATGAACTATCGCATAGTTCTTTAACAGCCATCCACTCATCTGCCGCACTGGATGCTGTTTCATCACCAGATGCGCGTCCACCAACTCCACGCCCAGCGCAGTGAACCGGGGCTTGGCCGAATCCGGCATCTCCACTTGCCCTAAATACCACACCTGAACGGGCAACTGACACCCCAAATCCCGTAGCCTCTTGCACAGCACCCAAGCCCAAGACAGATACTTGCCACCACCCGCTATCACAATGCCATCGCCAGCGCACTCAGGACAATCGCTATTGAGCAGCCCGCGCTGCTTGACGTGTCGCACCATCGCCCCGCACTGCTTCTCCCCATACTTCGTCAATCCAACGCAATCCCGGCTTTGCGTTTGTGCAAGCGTAGCCATCAAATCGAATACGTGTTCACGGTATGCACCAAGGCAGCTTCAAGGCACGCCAGAAACTTGTCCTCTTGCTCACGCAAAAGAACCTCGTCCGCAAGAGCATCAAGCTCCGCATCCGTCAGGTTCGCCGTTACTATGTCTATGGGAAGTTCCATGAACACGTTTATTATCAATACACGTTGAGTTGTCAACCACGAAATTGTTTGACACGTTTCCGCGTCTTGGCGTATTGCACAGACAGTTCTAATCGCGGGTTAATTCATCGGTAGAAATTCAGGCCCATAACCTGAAAGCAGCGGGTTCAATTCCCGCACCCGCAACCAACTTTCGCCAGTCATGGGGTCTTTGTGGATTTTCATCCTCGTGGCTGGCGTTTCTTTTTGCCCATAAAACAGTATGGCATGGTTGCCATACCAGTGAAAATAACCTGCTAAAAAAGCAGCACTTCAAAAGTATTTTCCCCTGTTGGAGAAGAATAATCTTGACACAAAAACTTTTTCTCTCACACCTCGCGTGCTCATTTAAAACGCAAGCCAGCTTCAACCATCTTTAGTGAGCTTGCGAACGCTTAGCGGAGTGAAGCAGTCACAGCCAATACCAGACAGCTTTGTGTCCAAGTAATCATTGTTCCTACGTGATACATCGTATCCACAGCAGACTCAGAACAAGGAACACAGCCATATCGCAGGAACAAGGCTGATCCAAGGATAGCAATAGGTTCACAAGCAAAATCAGCTTTTTCCGTTTTTGAGGTAAAATCTATACGTGGGTTCCTACGTAACTACGCATCCGCTAGTCCGCCCCCTCCGCCGGGGTGGGGTCGCCCTCCTGCCCCGGCAAAGGGATTGTTTGCCTCCCGGTGCCTGATTGAGCACAGGACGCGAGCACTGGCCTGCTACGTGCGTGCAGCAGGCATGGCAGCAGCAGAGCACGACCAGACCAGAGTAGTAGCAGACACGCGAGCAGGCCGGATCTGGGTGCGAGCATACGAGCAACCTAGCGCGAGCCGCGCAAGTGGCTATGTCTCAGGCCATTGCTTCACAACATCCGACAATATAACTCATCCGAAATAGGAACAGGAACAGAGGTGGGAGCGGGACGAGCGGGAAGCCCGTGGAGTTCAGGTGCTTGCGATGTTCGGAGCGCGATCATCTGGCGACGCGCCAAGTGCTAAAAATCCAGCACTTGCTTCAATCCCTCTCAATCCGTGGAACATTTGCGTGCATAGAACATCGCTGTGAGCTAGATTCTTGTCGCTGCTGATAATCAGCTTGTGCTTAGCATCTGGTGCCTGCGCTGGTTGTTCGCGTGTGTCTCATGCTGGCAAGGTATGGCAACACGCGCCCCATTGCGAGCCTGCAATTCCAGCCCTTTTCCCGCTCTGTTTTTCGCCCCGGTTCAATTTATTTTCGTGCTCCTTTGCGTAGGTGAAACAGGCTTTTCCGTTACCACTTGAAAACATTTCTTTTGACACGAAGGCGGAAATAGCTTTTACTCCGTCCATGCCTAAGACCACCACCACCACCAACGCAGCGGACGCGATGCAGCCCGCATATAAAATCGTTAAAGACAGCAACGGCAACCGCGCAGTGCGGCTGGCAAACGGCAACATCATCCCAGCAGACATCGCCGGGCTATGCGTTGGCCCCGACGCATGGCTATCCGAAATCAAATGCAAGTGCCGCGACTGCAAGCAGGAGTTTCCGCTCCGCGATCTGAACGGTGGCGGGCAATGGTGCGAAGAATGCCAAAACGCCAGCATCCAAGACTAAATGCGCACATTCAACCTACACCAACAAAAACCACTCATGAAACATTCCACCCAACTAGCCGACATCATCGCGGACGCGATGAAGTCCGCCTATAATTGGAACAATACGCTTGCCGACATTGCAGCGATCTACGCACGCCCCGACACCCGCACATTAGAGCAAATCGCAGACGATGACGCTTACAGCCTCGCGGAATATAATTGCCTGACAAGCGCAGAGGATAGGGAGCGCGACGAATTTCGCCTAAGCCAGATCAACTACAAGCGCGATCCAATTTACCGCGAAGTTCCAGACGGAAGCCGCGCCCGCAAACACTAAACCAACAACCAAACACCACAATGATTACACTATCCAAAACAACCGCACCAACCGAACCCACCAAAAGCCAGGAGATCGCCGCACTAGTCGCATTCTCCAAATCCCTGCCAGAGAACAGCTATCTTGCCGAATGGCTGAACTACGCGATCCCCTCAATCATCCAGGCGATCACAAGTGACATTTTCCCCGATGCACTTCCGGCCCATGCAGCGAAGCACGCGAAGCAAATCCGCGAAAGCGCGAAAGCCGACGCCGAGCAGATCAAAGCCCAGGCGATGCGCGAGGCTAAGCAAATCACAGCAGCAGCAACAGCAGCAACCGAGGAACAACGTCGCAAGCTAAACCGCGACACGGAATCACTCCGCGCCACCGCTCGCGCAATTTTGAGCAACTAAACCACCGCACCACATCACCACAATGAAAGCAGCACATTACAGCACATTGACCGACCACAACGAGCGAACCCGCGCACACTTCGCGGCAGTAGCACGCGCAAACACCATCCACGGAGGTGCGTCCGCATTGACCCTTGCCAAGCGTGCCGAGCGTATGGGCAGCACCAACGACCCGGTCTCAATCGTCTCAGACGTTTACAGCGCAAGCACCGGACGACACCACCCCGAACACGAGGCTTGGGAATGCCGCGAATGCGGTCAGTCCTATCTGGGACAAGATGCCGCCGAACAATGTTGCTCGGCCCCGGCCGAATGGCAAACAGGATGGAACGCAACCGAGGAAGGATCAGAAGCATGAAACCCATCACCACCACACCCCGCATCCGTCACAACCTCGCCAGATATCGCCGCGCACAGGCGATCCACCGGGCGATCATCGGCATCACCCTTTTGAGCATTGCCGCTATCATTGCGGCGACCCTGTAGCCCCTAGAGCGCAACAACAACAAAACCAACACCACGAAAACCATGAACAAGATCACCATCACCCGCACCCAATACATGAACAGCTTGCCCAAATACGGCACAGCGGAAAGCAAAGACGCACACCGCGCCTTCTATGCGCAATTTGTGACCCCTGCAACGCTTGAGCTTGTCGAAAGCCGGATCGGATTAAAAGCGATCCAGAGCAGCAACGATCCGCACTTTAATGACATCCCCCTTGCCAAATGGGATGCAATATGGATCCGCAGAATAGGCAACAGAATGCGCATTTATCCCGGCGCAATCGTGGAGGCACTTTTGAAAGAAGCAGGCGAAAACAACAGCGCAAGCACCGGAGTCTGTATTTTAAAAGAAGCAGCACAACAGATCAAAGAGCGAAAGGCCGAGCTTCCCGCCTTTCGCGTGACCTATGCAGACGGATATCACTATGTAACCAGCATGGCGCACGGCATAACACTGGCAGACGCCTACGCTTACTTTATCGGGCAGGTTTTCACCAGATCAGACGAAACGAAAACCGCGCCTGTTGTCAGCGTAGAGCAAGTTTAATCCAACAAACCAACAACACCGCACCAAATGAAAAAACACACCGCAAAAACCATTGCCGCCATCATCACCGCAAACCTTGAAAGCGACTTGCCGGATCGCGTAATCGAAGCATTGCGCCCCTATGACGGCAAAAACATCACCACGCGCATTTTAGACGCATTGCCGCCGCTCCCCAACGGAGCGACATGGCGACTTGTCCGACATTACGGCTGGACTTGCCTCCAGACGTCCACCTATTGCACGCCCCAAGGCTATGCCGACAAAACCAGCTTAGACTTAATCTTGACCCGCACCGAGGCGAGCGTGCCGCTTGATCTTGAATATGTCGCTGGGATAAAGAGCGGACACGAAGAAAACCCCGCTTACTTTTCCGCACGCCGGGAGCGCAACGCAGCACGCCAGCAGGCATTGAACGATCCGGAGATGCTAAAGAAAGCCGCCGCCGCTCTGAACAAATACACAGCAGCGATTGACGCTTTAGCAGCAGCACGCGCAGAACTGGACGAGATCACCGCATACGGAACGCCGATGCACCCGGAGCAATACACCTTGCGCGGAATTGCAGACCCGCACGACAAAGCCGCGCACACCGACAAACACAAACGCTAGCCCCGCACACCGCCCTTTTCCCCGTCACCGGGGCGGAGGGCGGAAGCGGGGCGGGGATTAACCCGGCAACCGAAACAACACAAACCACCACATCAAGACCATGCACACGACAACACCAGCACCAACAGCACCCCCGCCGATAAATTACGACGGCATACGATCAACCCACTGGGCAACCCGTGACCGGGAACGATTCGCGACACTGATCGCAGCACTTCCGGCAGTCCTAGAGACCGAGTTCGACTTGTGGCAAATGCGCGTTGATTCAAAAGACACGCGCCCGCCGAACGAATACCCGAAAACCGATTTCTTCTTTATTATCGAGGCGAACGAATACGCGCAGAAGATTGACGAGCGCGGCAGCGTGTTATCTCCCACCGGGCGATCCTTTTCTTTTATTGTCACAGCGAAAGACGGAGAAACCGCCCGCAAAAAAGTAGAGCGGCAGCTAGATTACCACGGACTCAACCACCATTTGTTTTCCGTCTCCGTAAAGGTGCGGGAGTTAATCTTGGCCTAAAACTACCATGCACCCGATGACAACAAGCACCCGCACGACCTTTGCACCAGGAGCAACGCACTTCCGCGATGGGCGGGGAGTGCTTTGGAAGATGTCGGACTTTTGCGGCAGTTACGTGCGCGTAATTTGCGGCACTTGGCAGCTTCCAGCACGGCCGAACGCAATCAAGCCGAACCCCTATCACAAAACCCTTTCACCCCAGCACTAAACCAACAACAACACCACAACAACACAACAATGAAAAAATACACGATAACCAGCAAACCAGGAATGCCCCCATTCAGCACAGCCACGACACACGCAGCAGCCAAAGCGGACAGCTGGGAAGCGCGGCAGCTAGGGCTGGACGGCAAGATCATCGAAGAACCCGCGCCGAAATCCTACCAGCAGATCGCCGGAGATAGCACAACAGATCGCGCCACTGGCGGGGACACCGCGCCAGCTTCACCCGGTCACACGCCGGAGCCGTGGAAAACAGACACACGACCCGATCTCTCTATGGAGATACAGACGAAAGCGGGCGTTCCTGTTGCCGTTATGGCATGGAATGAACACACGATGCACGACAACGCCGAACGCATAGTCGCAGCCGTGAACGCTTGCGCCGGGATGATTGACCCGGCAGCAGAGATCAAGGCGTTGCGGGGAGTGGAAACCGCATTGCGGGCACTCATTAACGCGCCACAGATCACGACTAGCGAGCATCACCCGCTAGTCATCGCAGCCCGCGCAGCCTTGAAAGGAGCGACCAAATGATCACCTATATCCTCACAAGGCGGATCAAGCGCAAGCTATGGGGAATCGCCGGAACAAGTTGCGGAGGTTGCATCGCAGGAGCGGAAACCGTTTTCAGCTTTTGCGGGGCGGGGCAACCCGGCGACGAGGTTGCATGGGCGACAGTTGAAAAGCAGAAAAACTATGCGGGGCGAATCCCTAGCTTCCGCGAAGTCTCATGCACAGCCCGCGAGAAGTCTATTCACTGGCATCGCCAAACGGCAAGCGCACCCCATTACCCGACCTTTGCCCGATACATCGAGACTTTTGACGATGCAGCGCAATACGAGGCGGAACTAGCAGACATTTTCGAGAAGAAAGGAGCAACAGCATGAACGCGATCCACTACAAGGCAACACTTGAGCATATGCTAGGCGTGAAGCTGAAACGATGCCGGATCGGAGCCGGATCAATGCGGCAGTATATCAAAATCAGCATTGCGGCCCCATTCGCCTTCACTGGCGAGCACAGCGCGGACAATAGGGCGCGGCATGAGTGGATTGCCGAGCGCGTTGGATTCGCGCCCTTCTACACGTCCCGCGAATACATGAGCACTGGCGACTTTTGCGCGTGTCTTTCCATCGGTGCGATCAAAATGCCAGCCGAGAATTACGCGGAGGTGCTCGCATGAACCGCAAGCTCAAATCCCGGCAAGCCCTTTGGCAAGCCGCTCGAAAGGCGCGCGAGCTCTGTTGCCAGTGTGGCAAGCGTCCGCTGGCGACTAAAAACCATTGCAGGCCTTGCGCGGATGCGAGCAAAGACCGCGTGCTTAGGCTTTACCACCAGCGGCGGGGAGCACTTACCATCGTCGGCGGGGAGCAATAATTTACACAGAAAACAACAAATAAACACCAAACTAATACAATGAAAACACAGACACTACCATTGAGCGGAATCACCCTTGGCGAGGACAAGCGCCGGGTGCTTGTAAAAACACGCAAGGGGAAAACATACAAGGCGACTCTTTCCGAGACGCGCATCACACAAGTTGGAGAAACCGCCTTTTGCGGGATCGAAATCAGCAGCAGTCAAACACTTTGGGACTTTGCCACAATCATCCGATTTCTTGGCGGGGAAGGAGCGAAGCCATGAACCTCGCATCCACCTTCATCGCCCTCGCATGGTTTGCACACGAAGCCCGATGCCGTTGGCGGAAAGTTGGCGATGACAAGCTCACGGAGTATTTCGAGGGCAAGCGCGATGCTTTCCTTTTCGCCGCTCGACTGTGCCGGGATGAAGCGAAAGCAGCCTTGGCGGGGCGGGGAAAGCGATGAAACCGCCCTTCTTCGTCACTTGCTACCCGGATCGGCGGGGTGTCCTGCTCTTGGCGGGGAGTCTTGGCCTTTATGATGGGGAGTGGCGGGAAGGACTTAGCCTGATAATGCGGAGCTTGGAACCACGGCATAGCAAGCCCGCTTCCGAGCCTGCCATGAAGGAACTAGCCCGCTTAAAGCCTCGCTGTGGTTTCCGTCATCCCGTCACCGGGCGTGAGTCTGGAGCAGGTTTCGCCTTTGCCCTCCTTGGCTTGCGTAGCCACTCACGGCACTCTCAACCTCAACGGTTGACCCTAAAAGACCAGCCTCATCGGTTGACCTTTCCATCTTCGGAGCTTGCGCACGAAGAGCCTGTTGCTGAATTGCCGCCTTCACCATGTTTCAGGGCTGCGGATACCAGCTTTGCACGCCTTGGCAATTACGCCACCAAGGTTCACGAAACCGCCGTTGGTTTGCGTGAGTGCGGGAAGGTTAGAAGCCCGAAAACAACGAAACCCACACCGATGTCGAGACGGTGTGGGCTTCAACTGCGGTTAGCCTCAGTTACCCAAGGCGTCAGTGCTTTGCTCGCTTGCTCGACATCGGCTTGCGATCTGGCGGGAGAATACGGACTGGCGGGGACGATGCAATCAAAATCTTCGCCCGGTGGCGGGGATATACCATCGGCGGGGACAAAACCCCCATCCATTAAAACAATCTTCGCCCCGCTTTGCGTAGGTAAATTGGAGAAACCGTTAGCGATTGCTAAAATAATGCTTGCATGAATCGGGGAAGGATGGTTTTATAAAAACATGAAAAACACCAGCACCTACGACAGCACAAAACACCTGATTGAAATTGCGGCGGAAATCAATGTTTCCCGCGAGCACATCAACAACGTCCGCGATTGCGGGGGCTTCCTTAGCTTCTTTATCGGAGGCACTGAATACACCAACACACTCACCAAAACCGGGCGGCACAAGAAAAACTCTGTGCGCCGTGCAACTTGGTAATCTCACCCAACAAGTCACCATTAACCACAAAAATAACACAACCAATGAAAACCACCCGCTCTCGATCCGCCGACCTCCGCGACAACGTGCGCGCCGTCATTCTCGGCGCAACGCTTGGCCCCGTTGCGGCGGCAGCGTGCTACCTCGCCTTTTTCGCGCTCGCCAAACTCTTTTTTACGTAGGTAAAAGCAGAAACTTTCACTTTTTTCTTGCGCTCCGTTACTAACTAGATACAACTTCAAATCACCGATGAAACCCGATTCAATCAACTGTCCGAAATGCCTTGGCTCCGGCCAAGTCTCAAACCCTGCCACGATTGGCAAACGTCTCAAGCGGCTCCGCAAAGACGCTGGCCTATCCCTGACGGCGATAAAGGACTATCTCAGCGTCTCGCACGGCTATATCTCGCTGATGGAATCCGGCAAGGCGACAATCACCACGGCTCGCGTTCGCCAGTATCGGGACGCGGTTGCTAAGCTCACAAAACATTAACCAATGAAAACACCCTATCAAATCGCAGAGGAAACCGCCGCCAATATGTGCAACTGGCGCGCAACACAATTTCACCGCGCTGTGCTGTGCTTTTGTATCGCGCTGATAGTCGCGGCACTCGCTTTTGCCAGCCTACTTTAACAAATGAAACATAGCTTTCAATTCAGCGGCGGCGTGGAAAGCAGACACGCAGAAACTAGAAATATGGCTGGTTTAGTTCCAGCGGCAGAAATATCGCAACCGCTACTAGCTTTGTGCGGAAGCCATCTTTGGGGGGTAGTGAATACAACCTCCGCGCCGTAGTAGCGTCCGGCCCGCTGAATTGAGAACTAACAAAAAACCAAACCAATGACTCCCGATCAACACCAACTAGCCGCCGATGAAGTATGGAGCGCGATCCCATACGAGAAGCGACAGACGACAACTCGCGCCGACTTTATCATGGCGTTCACCCTTGGCCGCGTGTCAATGAAAGCCTGCTTTGACAAGGCGGAACTGCTGCGCCCGAACGATGAGCCGAAACCTTTCACCCCGGAACAAAATAGGGATTTACATTGAAGCCGCTTTCTATACTTTAGCGCAAATGACTCACAAGCAATTCAGTTCTAAGGGAGGCAAAACGATGACCGAGAAGCGCAAGGCCGCGCTCGCTCAAAGCATTGTGAAGGCTCGCGCCGCGCTGGCGGCGAAGCGGAAGGAGGCGAAATGAAAACTAAAGAGGAAATAGAATCTAAAAAGCTATACGATGCAGATCGCTATCAGCGGCTTAAAGCATCCGACCCGCAGGCTGTAAGGGTGCGAAACTCCGATTATTACAATGCCCATAAAGTCAGAATGTTGGCCTTAAATAGAGCTTGGGCCGCAGCTAACAAAGAAAAACTTCGTAAATACAATGCTGAATATCACAGCGCAAATAAGGATAGGGCGAAAGCACTAAATGCAGCCAATCCAGAAAAAGTCAGGGAAAGATGCAGAACCCGCCGAGCAAGAAAAAAGAACGCATCCATAGGAAATCAGAAAGTTATGTCCGAATGGGATAGGGAATGGAGGCGAAAGAGATTTTCCGTCTGTTATTGGTGCTGCAATCGAGTGCCCACAAAATTGTGCCACACCGATCACATTATAGCATTATCAAAGGGCGGAAGTCACAGCATCGAAAATCTAGTGGTTTCATGCGCCAAGTGCAATCTTAGGAAACAGGCAGCTCCAATTTCTGAATGGAATCAGCAAATCAAAGAGCCAGTTCTTTTTTAACACTTTCCCTAGAATACACAAACAACACAAAACCAATAACACATCAAATATATGCCTGACATCGGACAAATGACAAAATCCAGCTACCTTAAACGCTCTGACCTTGGGCGCGGAAAGCTGCTGACAATTCGTGAGTGCATCCAAGAAATCATCAAGGGCGATTCCGGCCCCGAAGAAAAATGGGTGCTTCACTTTGACGAAGAAGAAAAGGGAATGGTGCTCAACAGCACGAACGCCCAAATCATCGCCCAGTTCACGGGACAGCGCGACTCTGACCTTTGGGCTGGCGTCAAACTCGTTGCCTACGATGAACCAAACGTGAGCATGGGCGGAAAGCTCGTCGGCGGCATCCGCGTTCGTGCTCCTAAGCAGGGATCGGCTGCACCAGCACCTCAGAAAGCCGCGCCCGCAAAACCAACGGAGCCGGAAAAGACCGACATCGAGCCGGACGACATCCCGTTCTAGTAATTATAATTCCCGCCGTGCGTAGCCAACGGCGGCGGGAACTTCTACCAATACAAACCAATGAATGTAACCATTATAGACATCGAAACACTGACAATGCCGGAAGCGGACATTCGCGCCAAGCTACCTCCGTTTGACCCCGCCAAAGTGAAGCTGGGCGTGCTCAAGGACGAGGCGAAAATCGCGGCGAAGATTGAAGAAGCCCGCGCCAACTACGGCAACGACGAAGTTGCGAACGGCGCACTCCACGCCACATCCGGCACGCTGGCAATCGTCGGCTTCCGTCACGGCGAAAACGTGATGCAGTATCACATCGGCGATATGACGGAAGCGGCTATCATCGAGGCGTCATTCGCTGAAATCCTGCGAGCACTTGACAAGGGAATCATTGTCAGCGGCTACTTTATCAAGGGCTTCGATTTGCCATTCCTCATTCAGCGCGCTTGGATTTTGGGCATCAAAGTGCCGGCGCGGGTGTTTAACGCCTTCAAACCGCGCTATCCTTGGAGCGACGCGATTTGCTGCCTCCAAGAGATTTGGCTGGCGGGGAGCGGGGCGCAATTTGGCACCCGCGTATCGCTGGCAACCGTCCTGCGCGAGCTAGGGCTTCCCGAAAAGAGCGGAACAGGTGCGGACTTTGGCACTCTCTGGGCGAGCGACCAAAAAGCCGCGCTGCAATACAACCGAGACGACCTTGCCGTTGAAATGCGGCTGGCGGAAAGCCTGATATGAGCATCGCCACACCATCACCAGCTAATTCCCGTCGCACGGGCACTGCTGCGGGGCATCGCAAAAGCGGCATCCCGCGCAAGAAAGAAACCAACTACCTTTACGAGGCGATTTTTCCAAAGCGACAGGCGCAGGGGTGCCAGTCTCCGCGCAAGGCAGCATGGGGGAGGACTATCAAATGAGCACCAAAACCGAAATAATCGAAGCCACGTTTAAGTTCAAAATCGAATACGACACCTCGAAGGGAAGGCGCCAGTGCATAAAGCACGTCATGGATTGCCAGAAGGGCGTAGCTAGTTTTGGAGATTACGGATCGGCCATTGTCAAGATTACCAAAAAGAAGGGAGTCATCAAATGAGCACACACCTAGACGGGTTAGAAGGCTGTGAACTTCACACGCGCACTCCATACGGGATCAAGGGTGTGAGCCAGACGCAATTCAGCATCGCTAGGCACTATGGGGCAATCAAGTTTAACGGCGAAACTTACGCCTACTTTCCAGACGCGGATGAGCTTGTCCGCGATGACGTTTTAAAGTGGAAAAAGAAGCAAAAGAAAGGAGTCAAATGAAACCTAAGTCATACACCAAGGCGCAGCTAAGAATATTTCGCAGACTTGTAGAAATGGGCGAATCTCAGAACCAAATGGATCGCATAAAGTCACTCCTCGAAATGCCGCTGTTTATCGCCCAAGTCGGAAGGGGGAAATGCGATTTGATGTTTGAAGCATTGAAGAAGGAAATAACCAAATGAACCATCCAGAACTAGACTTTGCCCGATACCCCGCTGCCCCCGGCTACAAGCGCGGCGGCACATCCAAGGCGGCGGCGGATTCGATGAAAGAGAAAGCGCCCACGTTGCGGCAAAAGGTGCTAGATGTTCTCTTCCATCAAGACTTGACCGCTGACGAGTGCGCGGCGGAAGTTGGCAAGTCGCTTTTGTCAATCCGACCTCGCCTGACTGAATTGCTCGCGCTTGGTAAGATAGCCGACACGGGCACGACACGAAAGAACGAAAGCGGGAAACAGGCAATCGTTTGGAGGGCGGCATGAGCGCATTTACTTCACTTAGCGTCCCGGATCAGCGATGAGTGCCGCTCCCACAATGTCCGAATTGCCTGAACCGCTCGCGCGGCACTCATTCGCTGCATCCGGTGGTTCGGGGACACGGCCAAATTTATGCGGTGATAGCTCAAACGCAGAGCTTCCCCTGTTCCAAGGGGATGATGGCGGCTCGCACCCGACCTCACCGCTCCAATTCCGAATCCGGCCAATCAGAAATGAAACGGCGGAGCAATGGGTGGTGCGCTGGCACTACTCGCACCGAATCCCGACTGGCAAAAACATCTGCTTCGGACTCTACGCGAGCAACGAACTGTATGCCGTCATCGTCTATGGAATCGGCGTGAATCCGTATCAGGCAAAATTCCTCGGCGTCGAGCGCGTGCTGGAAATCAAACGGATGTGCAGAGCCGAGCCGCCGCTGAACTACCCGCTGTCCCGCTTCATCGCGCTCACGTCGAAGATGGCCGCGAAAGAATACCCGTATGACTGCCTGATAGCCTTCGCAGACCCAGAGCAAGGCCACGAAGGAACGGTCTATAAAGCGAGCGGCTTCAAGCTGCACGGGATGACAAATGCCGAGTGGCATCTGGAAGACGAGAACGGCGAAAAGCGTCACCGCCGTTTTGCCTTCCGGCACGCCCGGAGAAACGGAAAGACGGTCGCGGAAAGCCGCGATGAACTGAAACTAAAGCGCGTCCAAACGGCGGCAAAGTATCGCTGGATACGGATGGCGATCAAAAAACACTACCTATGAACCTAACGCCAGAAATCCGCCGAGCGATAGAGCGAAAGCCCGTGCATCGTGAGGCCGTGGACGTGAACGCGCCGACCAAGGAAGGCGGGAAGGTGCGCGACGTTTGGGATGCGAAGATTGAAATTTATGCAAACACTGACACTCAAAATACCGGGACGATTGCCGCTCTGGAACGCGATCCTAGCGATGCACCATTGGAAGCGAAAGAAGTTCAAAGACGCACAGATGGAAGATTTCTTGTCCGCGTTGAAAGCGTCCGCAAAAGACTGGCAGACGAGGACGGGCTGTGTGAAAAATACGTTCTCGATTGCTGCCGATACGCTGGCCTCATACCAGACGACTCGCCGGAACTGTGCAAAGTTGAAACGAGCCAGCGCAAAGCCGCGAAAGGCGAGGAAGAGCACACGCAAATCACGATAACTTACCCTTAACAAAACCGCGCTGTGCATACGCACCTTTGCCTTGTCCGCTAGTAGGTATTTCCGGCTAATGAAAAGAGTCACGGAGATAAATAATGGTGGTAAAGTTCTTGGCAAAGCAGTTGCAACGAAAGTTGGCTGGCGCGACCTTTTTACGAACCAATGAAAACCAAAACACCAAGACGAGAAACAATATGACTGAACCAATCCACATTATCAGCTTGGGGGCTGGCGTGCAAAGCTCCACAATGGCACTCATGGCAGCGCATGGCGAGATTGGGC